TTCTTGTGCGTGATGTTTAGCTAAATCATCAGCACTTTCATAACCACCAGATTTTAATTTTTTATCAACTTGGCTTAATGCATGAGCATGAGCCTTTTTTAATAAATCATTTTTTGCTTCGGTACTTGGTGATACCTCTACTTTTTCACCTAAAAGAGTTTTTACTACAACTGTTCTGAAATCCATGATTATCTCCTAATTAAGAATATAGGTATTTATAATATCATTGGCCTCCTATAAATCTTTCCCAGCCAATAAAGTCCCTAAGCTGCCAAGTTCTTTGTTTAAGTTCATTCATAATAGATTCGATAACAGATACCGTTTCTTCATGATACACTTTCTTTTCTAACAGTTTAATTAAATCACCGTCAGCTTCAAGGTATGTGGTAATATCAGATTTGAGTGTAAATTGAAATGGTACCCAACCATATTCTTCCAATTCATCTTGTGACATTTTACCTGTATAGTATTCCCACTTAATTTTTCTCATACGGAGATAATCAAAATGAGCCTTCTTTGAGGCAATCTTATGTTTAATAAGAATACCAAGGTATTTACTGTGTAGTGTGGGTATACGAATGAGTTCTTTACCAGGTTCAGTCTGGTCTATCTCAGCGTCTTTTTCCCAATATTTTAATACTTGTTCTAGATTTTCCATAATAAATTCAAAAGTGTAACACTAAACCTACATTCTAACACAACTTATGTTAAATGGCAAGAAATTGTGTTAATTATACCGGTTCAAAAGTGAATTGTTCGTAAACGAAATTGACATCAGCCGTGATGATATCATCTGCTGACATTTTGGTATCAAACTGAAGGTCTGATATTGATACTGGAAACATATTCGTAAAGTGTACACGAACTGTTGGATTGTTTAAGTTGTTAAGAATAGTCAATGTGGCATCTGACATATCTTTTTTAGTTTGACTTTTATAAGAGTTCTGTATTGCCGTTAATCTATTTCGTTCATCTGTACCATCTGGAGAAGCAAAAGACCTGAACCAATTGTACATTTCCTGCCAACTTAGTAACTGTTCATCAACCGTAAAGGAGATGTTAAAATTGTTGTAGGCCAACTGGTTACCAGGTGCATATACAGCGACTGATGGAAAGTTGATTGGGGCTTGTCCTACACTTACCCCTGGTATGTTTACCGCTTGACAGAAGTATGATACATTTGGTATCCGGTCAAAGGTTAACAGGTACTTTGTGGGCTGTAGATTATTGGTATTTACGGGGGTTCTAGTGAGTGCGGTCATTATCTAATCTTATGTTTGTGAAGTAGATTTGTGGCAATACTACTAGCTGTCCACAAATCTCTTTGTGTGGGTTTTGAGTAATCTCCATTTTTACTTCTCAATAATTTTTCACCATAGTGGTGTTCAACCTTATCTGGATGAAAGGTAATTGTTATTTTATTTTTAACAAATTTTTTACCTTCTAAAGGTATATCAGATTCTTTTAGATATTGATTAAATGTTTTCATATGAGTATTTAGGATTCTATTTTAACGGCTTTCCAACCTTTGTAAGAACCATTTGAATTACGAGCCAAATTTCCTTGGTCTAATCCATTTTCTATTGCAAATTTTCTAAGTATACATAAAAAAAGGGAACCTTTCGGTTCCCTTCTTAAACATCACTCTTTTTGGTGATTTAATATAATATAAACAACAGCTTACATTAAATTTTTCACGCCAAAAATTCTGTAGTATTGGTTTGAACGAGCGTTCAGTTTGCCGTAACCTGTTGCTTGACCTTCAGCAAATGGGTTAGCAACCATACCGTAACGAGTTTTGAAACCAATTTTTGGTTGGAATGTATATTGGTCAACTGCACGAACCATTTGCAATGGAACGTATGGGCAATAGAACAAACCAGCATCGTAAGGACTAGATCCTTTGTAACCTACAGTAACCAATTCTTGGTTAGATGTATATCCACCAAAGTATGGGTCAATGTAAACCTTGATACGACCATGTAACAAACCAGCAAATGTATTACCTGTATCATCCACTTGCAAGTCAGCTTGCAAAGCAGGAGTATACTGGAGAACACCAGCCATTGCCATTGCAGAAGCTACGTCAGAAGAAACGATAAGGACATTACCTTTGCCTCTACGAGTTTTCTTAGCAATAACGTTTGCATCACGTTCAATTTGGAAAATCAAACCTTTAAAGCGTTCAACAGACCAACGACCATTTGAATCGGTATCCAAGTCAAAGTAACCTGTGTTAGTAACACCGTATTGAGCACCTAAAGCAGCAGTTGCATAAACAGTACGGATAACTTCACGGTTAATTTCAGCAAGAATTTCAGTAGACAGAATGTTTGACAATTCTGTTTCTGCATCAAGACCATGGATTGCTTTCAAGTCTTGTGCGAGTTCTAATGAATACTCAGCTTTCAAGGCACGGGATTGAGCAGTTACAGTAACTTTTTCAATTGAGAATGCCATTTGTTGGAATACACCACCGCCATCAGGAGCACCTAATGTTTCAGCAGTACCTGTAGACATACCAACACCAGTTGTATAGGCATTAGCAGTTTCAGAAGCGATTGGACTAACAGCAGTATCATTGGAATTTGCAGCACCTTTGAAACCATAAAGGTTTGTAGATGATGGAGCACCAGAGAAAATGGTATTAGCTTCGTTAAAGAATGCTTCGTTTGCATCATATTCGCCAGGAGTACCTTGAGCAGAATATTTAGCACGCATAGCGAAAATCAAACCAGTAGGACCAGTCATTGGTTGTACACCAGCGATGTCATAAGCGATAAGATTAGGCAATGCACGGCGAACCAAACTGATTAAGATTGGGTCAAAGTTTTGAACACCACCAGTTAAGTTTGAAGGACCAGAATCGGTTTCGTTCAAAGCTTGACGGTCTTGTTGCATAGCTTGTTGTTGATTTTCCAAAACAAGTGCTGTAACAGCTTTCTTGTATGGGTCTTTGATGGCTTCTAATTCTGGATGTTCCAGAACAGGCTGCCATTTTTTTTGTAGTTCTTCTGTTAAATACATTTTTTATTCCTTTTATTATTAGAATTTGGTATTATTATTTTACCAATGTTTGTGAAATGGTTTTTGCATAAGATTCAATCAATGCATCACCTTGGCCAGATGGCTTTTTGGTTTCTTCATCGAGTTGCACTTCATCATCCAAAGCAGAATTGTCAGCAGTCTTAACAGAAGCCTTGAAATATGATTCTTTCAATGTTTCTAATTTACCGTTAAATTCATCCTCTGTGGTAAAATCAACACCCTCTGCGAGTGACTTCATTTTTTCCACTTGGGTTTGTGATAGGCCTTCACAAGCTGTGTAAATAGCCTCATTCTTTTTGTGTTCGTTGAGTTCTTTTTTCATCTCAACTGCACGATTGATTTGTTCATTAAGGGACGCTTCAAGTTCTTCAACTTTAGCAGTCAAACCTTCAACAACATCTACCTTTTCAGTAGGAATATCGATGTAATGTTGTTCAAACAAACCTTTAAGTCCTGTAATAAAATCTTCAACGATTTCGGAACGAAGTCCTTTTTCGATTGCGATTTCATTTTCTTTGAGCCACTCTTCAACCATGTAGTTGAGGTAGTCATCGACTTTAGCAGCTAAATCTTCTTTAACAATTTCGATTGCTTCTTCGAATTGTTGAATCAATTCAGCTTCAGCTTCTTCGATAACTGCTTCTGCACGGGAAATAACGGCAGCTTCAAAAATTGTAGTTGCTTTGGTAACGAATTCTTCAGAAAGTTCTTCACCATCTAAAAGAGCGGACATATCTTCTTTCATCTTTTCTTTCATTTTGGTTTTAAGAGCTTCTTTGCGTTCACGAGCAGCAGATTCTTTAGCTTCTTTTTCTTCAGCTAAAGCATCTTCTGTATGTTCTGTTTCTTCTGGAATCTTAATATCGGCTGCGCCAGCATTTCTTTGGAATGTTTGACCGCCAGATTTACCTTCTGGTTGTTCTACAGAACCAGATTGTGCAGGTTGACCTTTAAGTTTCTTGATTGGTTCAGAACCTACAGGAGGTGTTGCACCAGGTGCAGTTGCTGTTGGTGCGCCTTTAGTTGCTTGTGGAGCGGCATCAGTAGTTTTAGTAACTTCTGTTCCGATATCACCAGCATCACCGACTACACCAGCATCTAATTTAGATGGTTTGTCTTGACCACTTCTTTTACCATCAACAGTTCCTTGAAGAATGTCTTTAGCGGCTTCAGATAGATTGAATTTTCCCATTTTTGAAAATCTCCTTGATTTATTATGGATATTTATAATTAAAGTTTTTTGACGAATGATTCCCAAATGCGTAGACTTACTTCTTCGATTTCTCGTTGTGATGCCTGACGAATTTGGGTTTTCGCCTGTGAGTAATCCTGTTCTGTCCATACGCCATTGACCAACATCCATTCTTTACCCTCCATGATACCTTGTACAAAGGCATTAGGTGCTGAAGGATCTGCTACAATATCCGCCGCTGTGGCTAGATGAAAGTCATCCTGGACAACATTGATACCATTAACATTTTTAAGAGAACCCATACCACGGGAAGAAACACCAATTTGTGCGCCTCCTTCGATTAAGCTCTTAACAATATTACCCATAGGGGTGTCGAGAATTTTTGCTTTGCCTATCCAATCATTACCCTCTTGGCGTAATCCCACAACTAAGTGTGATACACGGTCAAGGTTAATGCTCGGGGTGTCTGGATGACCCAATTCACCAAAGGCACGATTTTTATTAATGTAATCTTGTGTATATCGGTTTACTTCTCTGGCCATGGACTCTTTCATATACTTCCGTCCATTGCGGTTTACCACTTCTGATTGTAGAAATGGACCTTCGATATACAACGATTTCTTGCCGTCT